GTTTTCTATCTGCTTCGGTGCTACATTTAAAGCATCTTTTGATTCTTTTATTTCTTGGTCTACTTTTTCTATGACATACTTTTGTGCTACTGCTATAGCAGCAGAGGCTGGATTGAGTGATGCTGAAATAGTACTAGCTTTTTCTGTGGCTACAGCTGCTTTTTTCGCTGCATCTAAACTTGTTAAAACTGAATTGACTGTTTTGATTATAGACTCTACCTGATTGATTTTTTTCTCCGAATCCTCAATTTGTTTAAGAACTTTTTTTATCTGTTGTCCCTCACTTTTACCTTTTCTGGTGTTTTTGATAATAGCATTTACCGTCTTTTCAATTCTATCTCTTGGTAAATCAAATATACTTTGTATCGTGCTTTTAAGTTTATCAGAAATCGCGCTCATAATTACCCCCTGACACCTGCTACAGTCGTTGGTGCTTCAACCTCACCTTCAACTTCATTTATTTCTCTAATTTCTTCGTTTCTATTTTCTGTGACATAAATTGTATCACTTAATATTTCAGGTAAAACATTGGATTTCAAATTCTCCATATCTTCTAACATAACTTTAGCTGCATCTCCTATTTCAGATACTCCTGTTGCATTTGACAATGTGTTAGAAAAGTTACTTATTGTTCCGATTAGTTTCTCAAACAAATCTTCCAACTGATTGCCCAATACTGCTGGATTCGTAGAGTCAGCATCTCCTAAAGTAATTCTACCACCAAATGCGTTTATTCCTAATTCTAAATTTATTTCTTCATTTGCTGATATATTTAGATTTCTTTTTGCAAACATATGTATATCAGTATTTTTTGAATTAAACACTAATCTATCAGAATTCAATGTAATCATATCACCATCTAATACATCTGGTGTAGTCAAAGTCACACAGGCAGGAATAAGTGAATCGATTACTCTTGCAGGACCTGAAGTTATGAAAATAGACGAACCATCAGCATTTATATTTTGTAAATGGGGATAGTGTTCATCTTGTATTTTATGTGGTGGTACTGATTGTCTGTTTGTAATTTTTATATCAGGATACTGATAAAAAGGATCGCTACCAAACTTTATACCCTGACCAAATCTACCATTAAAAACTATATCACCATACTCCCCAAGTAAATGTCTGTTAAATTCTGTTGTTTGTGCCGTGACTTTTGGGTCTGTAGAAACATTATTAGCTACATTCATATTGACATGATTTCTAATATTCAGAGGTTGATAGTAATACATTTGATTTCCATGCTTTGCTACATTTACTACCTCACCAATCAAAGGATATGCTACCATATGTGGTGATAAAGGTTTTATATATTCATCTATGACATCGCCTGTTTCTTGACTCTCAACAAATCTAGCCCTTATAGTTCCTAAAAAAGAATAGTCTGGCATTTTACCACCACCATCTGGTGTGCTCTTTTTTGGAAAGTCTTTTGGATCTAAGAATACCTGTGACACGATAGCAGGTTCTAACTCATAAAATTCAACTGCTTCATCAATGTTTTCTTTAATCAATTGATAAGCATCTGAATAAGTTAGAAATCCTGTGCTATCTCCTCTTCGATTTGTACTCTTTCTACTTTTAAAAAACGGCATTAATCCATCTCCAACCCAAAAAAGTCATAATTTTTTTTGATGTAATGTTGCCACTCTTCAGGCATCTCACTCTCTTCAAATATTGCTTCAACAGGACATTCGGGCTCACAAGCTCCACAATCGATGCATTCTTCTGGATTTATATACAATGAATCAGTTTCTTTCGGAACAAACCCATCTACCTTTGCCTCAGCTCCAGCACCTTCTGTGTCGTAGGGTCCATGTATACAATCAACAGGACACACTTCAACACAAGCTGTATCACAGGTTCCAACACAAGGTTCTGCTATTATATATGGCATTAATTTTCAATCCTTTTTAAATCTTCTTCTATATCATCTGAGTGAGTCTGTAGATCTACAGCTGCGTCTTCTATTGCATCCATAAGTTGTTCTTTTTCAGATTCAGTAAGCCCATATTCATCCTCTGAACTTCCCTTACTTTCAGCAGCTATAATCCTTTGTACTATACCAGCTACTTTAACTAATTGGTCATCGTTTTTTACATTGATTTCTAAATATTCTTTCAACATAGGGATTATCTGAACTGCTGTATCCCCATCTTTGATAAATCCGACAACTTCTTTCATCAGAACTTCTAACTGTTCTTTATTTCTAGTTGAGTTATCATATATATCTTTGAACAATCCAGATAAAGATTTACCCTTAAAAATTTCGTAATCACTAGCCATAATATACTCCAATTGATAAATTTATATAGATTTGTGGTTATATATAAATATGTTGGTGTTTAACTTTTGACAAATATATATGATATTTATAGTAGGGTGAAAAACCCTTTTTTGTTAACTAATAGGAGATAAACATGAAGGAAATAATAACAATGGTGAAAGAATACATAGATGACTTAGCTCATTTGATGATTTCTTTCGTAGCTATTGGCGCTCTATCAGAAGTAATATTCGGTAGTGGTGTCTTTGGCGTCAACGTTATTGGTAACCTGACATCAATCATAAATACATTCGGCGAATCTGGTTTCGCTGGACTCGTCGCTTTGTTGGTGTTGGTGGGTTTGTTCCGTAAGTAGTTCTAAAACAAAAAAGGGGAGTTTTACTCCCCTTTTTTTTACTCGTTTATGAGTGATCCTGTGTGACTTACATCAACCATTCCGTGTTTTTCAAATTCATGTTGTAACCTTTTATTGTATTTTTTCATCACATTGATAATACGAGTAATGTGTTGAGTATTAGAACCTGTCATTTCACGAATAAGAATGTAAAGAGCTTTCTTATTGAAGTTTTCGATGTTATCTTTTATACGAAATATATGTAGAACCGCATCAGCAACTCTTATATCTTTATCCCTACGAAAAATATTAGTTAGATTTGTATCCCAAAACCTCTGTAATTCATCAACAAATAAAACCGATTTTTCAGCAGAATCTTTCGTACCCTGTTCACCCATAAGATTTCTTTTATAATCCAATACTTTCATTTCAGAATGTATTTTACCCATCTTATAATTCTTATTATTATTAAGAATAAGATAGTTTTTTGCAACAATACTAAAGTAAGAAAATGCTTTTCCCTTACCTTCTTTGAACTTATGCATATTCATAACTAAAAAAGAAATAACTTCGTGTTTTACCTCTTCTGAAGAAACGTCAAAGTAGTAAAATTTAAATGTATGAATAATATTTTCAGCTAACTTATCAAAAGCAGCTCTAATATGTTCATTGTATATTTTATTCTTTAGAATAGGATCGTCACTATTGTTGTAACGAATTATAGCTTTCTCAGTTCCTTCGTGAAAGTAATAATTCTTACCTTTCTTCTTCCTTCTTCTTTTTCTCTTCACAACAGGTTTTACTTTTTTGTTTTCTATGCTTGATGTAACAGCTGTAGCCATTATTGTTCTTCTCCTCTAAATCTAGTTAGTTGGTTAATTGTTGTTTGAATTTGTTTAAATATTACGCCGGTTTCATCATCAGATTCAAATGAACCTCTGTAATCCATTTCTTGTAAGTCTTTTTGCATTTTTTCTATAGTATTAATAAAATCTGAAACCCAATCTTCTAATGATTCTAACTTAGTCATCAGATTCCAAATTACATAACAGGAAGTTAGTAATAAAATAACCACAGATACAAGACTTATTTCTAAAAACATTTATTTATCTCCGAAAAGTTCATCAAAAAGGTCTTGTGATTTCTCACTCAACTTTGGTGATTGTTTTGGTTTTTCTTCTTTTGTGACCGCTTTTTGAAAGTTGTTACTTACTTCCTCATCTTGTCTTCTCCACTCATCATACTCAATGTGTGTTGCCATAGAATCAGCTTGGTGAAGTATGTATGCTATATTACTTTTCAAACTCCAATCAGGATTATAAGATATATAGTAAGACTTATTCGCTTCCTCATACAAACCATCAGTTAAACGTAATCCGATGTATTCCCATTCCGACATTTGAACACCGAAGTGATTTAAGAGAAAAATAGCTCGGTCGGTAACGGTCATGTATTGAAGATTCGGATTGTGTTTAAATATCTCACCTTTATTCTTACGATGCCATTCGGAGTCTTGTGGGATATAATAGTCTTGATTCAAATCACCAACTTTACCTAAGTCGTGATGTAAAGCAGCGAATATCAGTTCTTCATCGGTGAAGTTAATCATAGCGCCATTAGACTCCCACAGCTTTTTAATTTGAAGTGCTAGTTCAGTTACGTGTAACACATGCTCCACATATCCACCTACCATAGCATTATGGTAAGCTGCTTTACCACTAGCTGGTGCTACTGACATTCTATCCTCAAAGTATTTATACATCTCAAGAAGTTTATCTCTTCTCTCTCCTTCGAATGTATCCTCTATAAGTTTAATCAACTTATTCCAATTATCTACGATTTGTTGTTCTGAAAGTTGTTTCATCCTATAACCGCTCCTCTATTAAATTTATTATTGTTGTATTATCTGTAACCGAGTTACTATGGTAGATTATATCCCTATCTATTTGAACTTGGTATCTGGTAAAACTATCTGTCTTTCCAAATGTACCCATCATGTTTACATTGGCATCTGACCATCTTTCTTTTATAGCAGTTCTCAAAGATTTTGCATTATCTTCGTAACCTGCGCTAAACACTATATAGATTAACATTATATAACCTCATATCTATTTTTAGTAAATCTTATTGTTGGCTCTGTGCGTAATCTATTTCTATACGGACTAAATGATATCCTTACACCCCAACCAAGAAAATCTAAGATTT